TTCATATTTTAAAACTAAATTTTATTATCATACTTTTTTTCTTAGTAGTGTTCCAAGTAAAGAAATTTTAAAAAAAGTAAATGATAAGTTAAAACAATTAAATAAAGAATATAAGTTAAAAAGAAAATTTAAAATTAGATATTGGAATACAGTTAGTTCAAATTTACATTTTAATGTATTGTGTTTTAAAAAAAATTTTAAGTTATTTTAGATTTTTTAGTAAAAAAATTTTTTTAGCATATTATATATTATGGGAAAATATAAATGGTATTGTAAGAACTGTAATTTTTCATCAGCTAAATCAAGATATATTGAAGAACATATGTTAAATTGTAATTATATATCTCATGATATAAAAAAAATTACAAAAAATAATAATTTGAACGGATTAGATAGAAATGAATCATTTAAATTAGAAAATGATTGCTTAAAAATATTAAATGATAATTTTGAATGTATTTGTAATTTAAATTGTCAACATTTTCCAAAGATAATATCTTCAAATAAAAAAAAATGTTTATTTATATTTTCAAATTGTGGTTATAGTTTAAATAGATATAATTTTTTAGTTAAAAAAAAGAAATTAAAACCTATTATTCCGAAAAATATAAATCAGCAAATTGATTGTATAGTTTATAATTTAATTAAATCTAATATTAAACATTTAGATGTGGATAAAAGTGGTAAAAATATTTGTATAACTGAAAAAGGAATCATATCATTAATTGATTTTGATATTACAACCATTAATGATGATTTTAGATCAGATATAATAAAAAAAATATATGATAAAAAAAATTATAATAATGATTATTATAATAATTTAAGAAATAAATTAAAAAGTGTTATTTATAGTTTTTTTTTAAAATAATTAGAAGTCATCATCTAATGATACATTAGCTTCAACTCTAGTAGCTTTTTGATATTGTGTTGGTCTAGATTCAAAAAAGTTAGTTACACCTTCCATAGATATTGATTCCATCCAATCAAAAGGATTTGTAGCATTCCATATTTTAGGATAATTAAGGGTTACTAATAGTCTATCTGCAACAAATTTAATGTATTCTGTCATAGTTCTCGAGTTCATACCAAGAAGTTCACATGGTAAACTTTCACAAATAAATTGTCTCTCAATTTCAACTGCATTTTCAAACATTTCTTTAACAATTGAATAATCTAATTTATTTTCGATTTTTGAATATAATAAACATGCAAAATCGGTATGCATTCCTTCATCTCTAGAAATTAATTCATTGGAATCACATAATCCAGGCATAACATTTTTTTTCTTTAACCAAAAAATAGCACAAAAACTACCAGAAAAAAATATTCCTTCTACAATAGCAAAAGCAATCAATCTTTGAGCAAATGATGCTTCTTTATTTTCAGTCCATTTTTTGGCCCATTCTGCTTTTTGTTTAATGCAATCAAAATTTTCAATAGCATTTAATAATTTATCTTTTTCAGCTGGGTCACGAACAATATTATCAATTTGTAAAGAATAAGTTTCAGAATGTATATTTTCAATCATAATTTGCCATTGATATGCTATAATAGCCTCTCTAATTTGCACTTCCATTGTAAATCTTTCTGCTAAGTTTATATTTACTATTGTATCACTTGCTGCAAAAAAGGCTAGTATAGATTTAATAAAATGTTTTTCATTTGTTGATAATTTTTGAAAATCATCATAATCCTTACTGAAATCAATTTCTTTAGCTGTCCAAAATGCTGCTTCTTGTTTTTGATGATGATTCCAAATTTGTGTATCTATAATTGGATGTACTGTCAATCTGTTATTTTCTGGTTTGAGTAAATATTCATTAGAATACATGGTATAATATTACTAATATTTTTTTTTTAAAAATATTTAAATCAATTTTTATTTTCTAAAGTTTAATATAATGAAATTAATAGATAATTCTGATTTAATAAGTACTAAATTAGTAAAAATGTTAATTAAAAAAAGACAAAAAGGTGGTAATAGGAAAATATTAAATAATATATTAATATTTTTAAAAGATAAATGGTATATTTTTTTAATAATTATATTTGTTATTATATTGTTAATAATTAGATTAAAAGATAAAAATAATAAAAAAAGAGAAAATGAATTATTTGTAAATTATATGAAAAATAGAGAAGCTTATTTAAAAAATATTAAAAATTATGAGAAAAGTAAAAAAAATATAAATATATATGAAAACGATTTAGTTAATCTTAATTCAAATCAGGATCATATAAGCTTTGAAAATAATGATTATGAATCTTTTGATAATAATAATGTTTATAATTTTTAAATATATTTTGAGTTTAAAAATGTATTTAAAGATTTTAATATGTTATAATATAATGGATAACAATTATATTGAGACTAATTTAAAAGAAAAATTAAGTGTTTTTATTACTCAATTGAAAACATTATATTCTAATAATGAAAGTCAATTATTACTTTTAGAAAATTTAGAAAAAATAAATAATGACAATTTTGGTTTGAAAAGTAACTTATATAATTTTTATGAAAGTTTAGGAAATGAAGATTTATTTAAATTATTTCTTCGTAGTAAAATAAAATTATTTTCAACTAAAACCGAAGAGACAAATAAAGTATCAGAAAGTTTGTTTGGTCCAGAGTTAACATTAAAAAGTATTTTTAATAATAGATCAAAGGATGTAAAGGATAATTTATGGAGATATTTACATTTATTTTATTTGTTAATTGAAAGTAATTTAGAAAACAAATCTGAAGATAAAATTAATAAATTATCTAAATTATTAGATAATAATAATGAATCAAAAAAAATAGAATTATCTACAAGTGAAATGTCTGATAAAGTAAAGAAAGATATATTAAATGTTGATGTGAATGATAGTACTAATAATTTAATAGATGATATAGTTTCATCATTTCAAACTTCTTTAGATGGTAATTCAGAAAATCCATTTGATTGTATTATGGATATAACTGAGAAAATTACGAGTAAATATAAAGATAAATTAGCATCAGGAGAAATTGAGTTAGATAAAATGATGGGAAGTATTACTAGTACTTTACCAGGAATAGGAAATTTAATTGGTAAAAAGGAAGAACCTAAAGAAAAAGTTATTATTGATGATAATTTTTCAACAGATCAAGTTGAATTAGGAAATAAAGACGAAGAAAAGAAGGGTTTTCAATTGTCTGGAATGATGAAAATGATGAATTCAATGAATGGCAAAGGAGGTGGACCAAATTTGAAGGGATTAATGGATGTTATGGGAAAGTTAAATAATGTAAAGACAGATGAAGATGCAAAGGAATTAAAGGGTGAGATGGATACATTTTTGGAGAAGGAATTAGGATTGGATGTTAGTAAATTAAATGAAACTATTAATAAGATAGAATCAAAAGAACCTAATTTGTTCAAAAAAAATTTAAATGTAGTTGATGAGAATCAAGGTATGATTGAAGGAGTTATTGGTCCACCACATACTAGAGGAGAAATGGAACCCCCTAAAGGTGAGAAGAATATGGGTTCATGGACAGCTGGAGTTTATACAGATGAACAACAACAACGTTTAGGAGTGGATGAATCAGGTCAGTTAAAAGTTGTTGAATCTAATAAAAGTAATCCTCCTGTTCAATTACAATATAATCAAAGTTTGTAGAATATCTTTTATATTCATCTGTAATTATCTTTATAATAATATATAATTAATAGAATTATTAATTATAAATTATGGTAACCAATCGACATTAAAAATATCACCGATAAATGTGTAATTCATTTCATTTTCTTCGGATTCTAATAATGTTACTCCAATTTGTTCGATATATTCAAATATTTTATTTATAAGAACACCACATGATACATATTTATCATCTAATCCATATATAGTTATTTTAGAATTTCTTGGAGATATATTTAATATATGATTAAAATATTTTTCATTTTGATTAGTTTTATATTTAATATAGAATAAATTATAATATTTATCATTAGATTTTTTTTTAATTTTTATTCTAAATATATTCATGTTTACTTTAATTTTTCCAACTATAGGTTGATTAAATTCTATAATTCTATCTTTTACTAGTTCTGTCTTTGTTTTAAATTCTATTTCAAAATATTCTCTAAAATATTGCAATAATGAATTGTACCATTTTGTATAAAAAGTTCTTCTACTTGAAGATTTTCCAAATTTAATTACATTATTTTTGACTAATATTTCAAATAATTTAAGTTGTTTAATCTTGAAATTTGAATATTTATTAGCATTTTCTGGTTTACCTAATGATATTATTGTATTTGTTAATTTTTCTGTACATTCATCATATTTTTTTTCATTTATAACAGAATCAACGTGAGGGAAAATAAAATCCAGTACTCCAAACATTGCTGTATCATCTATACTTTCATCTGATTTTGAAAATATTCTTTTTTTAAAAAGTGGATTAGTAATTTTAGGACAATCTTCTCTTGTTAATTTTTTTTTTTTATATTAAATTTTTCTAACATATAGAATAAAAATAATTGTAGATCCATATTTATAAAAGTAGTTGTTACATAATTATATCCTTTATCATATCCTCCATCTCTTTCTCTCTTTTGGCATAATCTCCAAAAGAATCCTTCACTTCTTGATGTATAAAATACTAATTTCTGATATTCTTCTTTTTCTTGCATTTTGAAACAATATAATACAGCATGGTATCTATTTCCTGGTTCATATTCAATTCTTCTGATTGAAAAAACTAAATTATTACTTATAAAGTAATGAATTTTATTTTTTTGTAAATAGTTCTGTTCATCTGTAGGTTTTATAACTCTTATAATATTTTTATAAGTTTTACTTTTTCTAACATAATTTTGTTTATCAGAAGATTCATTCCATTCTTTGATATCATCTATTTTCCATATTTCTGAATTAGTTAATTTATCATTAATATTATCTATTTTTATAAAGTTCATATTACATATTAATAGATAAAATTAATTTAATTTTCAAATTTATTTTATATTTAAAATATATGTATAAATCATTGAATATAAATGATAGAATATATTTATTAAAAAATGGTTTAGTAAAATCATATATTAATGATATTAATTATTTTGAAAATAAATATTATAAAATGGTATGCGAAATTCCTAAAAATACAACTGCTAAAATGGAAATTACATATGAAGATAATAATCCAATAAAACAAGATATTTTTAATAATAAACCTAGATTTTTTAAAAAAGGAATTCCATGGAATTATGGTGCAATTCCACAAACGCTAGAAAGTAAAAATCATATTTATGATGAAACAGGATTAAATGGAGATGGAGATCCTTTGGATGTAATTGATATTAGTAATATTAAATTAAATGTGGGAGATGTTATAACTATAAAAGTTTTAGGAATTTTACCTTTAATAGATGAGGGCGAGACTGATTGGAAAATTATAGGAATAAATATAAATGATTTAAGATCATATAAATTAAAAGATTTTAATGATTTATCAAAAAAAGAAATAGATGATATATATGATTGGTTTATTAATTATAAATTACATAGTAAAAATATAAAAAATAGTGTAGGAATGAATGGTCAAATTGAAGATTTGAAATTAGCTATAAAAATAATTAATGATTGTAATTTACATTGGAGAAATAATTTTAAAAAATAAAATATTATATATATTAATGGAAGATTTAGAAACTGGAGATTTATTATTATTTACTGGTTATAATACAGGTTGGTTTAGTTATATATCAGAAGCAATAAAATACTTTACAAGTAGTAAATATTCA